CCTATTGCAGCATCGATGGGAATTTCACCTATTCCAAATGATAAGCCAAATCAAATTACAAAGCTAATGGGCGAAATCATGGATGATTCTGCCAAAAAAGACTTTACAACTGCTAGGTCAAATATTTTAGGTGTGATTGATTCCGGTAAAGATGCTTTAGACAAGCTTGTACAAATTGCCGGCCAATCTCAACATCCTAGAGCATTCGAAGTAGTTGCTAAATTAATCGATACTCTATTAGTGGCTAACAAAGATTTATTAGAAATTCAGCAAACTATCAGAGAAATCGACGCTGCCGATTCAACAACAACCGGTGGTGGTAACCCAACAACAGTAAATAACAATCTTTTTGTAGGATCATCAACTGATCTGCAAAAAATCATTGCTAAGATGACAGGAGCTAAACTTGATCGAGGAACCGAGGATTAAAGATAAAGGTTATAACGGTAACCTACTTCTAAAGAAAAAGAATGTTGAAATTGAGTGGTCTCCAGAACTCGTAGAAGAATATATCGAGTGTGCAAGAAATCCAGTTCATTTCGTAGAAAAATATATGAAGGTCATCAACCTAGATACTGGTTTGGTCGATCTAAAGCTATATGATTATCAAAAAGAGATGCTCGAATCTATGGTTTCGAATAGATTCACTATTATCACAACTGCGCGTCAGGCCGGTAAGTCAACCGTTACTTGTGCAGCTATCCTCTGGTACATTCTATTTCATTCTGAAAAAACAGTTGCACTACTAGCTAACAAAGCAGATACCGCACGAGAAATTCTTGGTAAAGTTCAGCTAGCGTACCAGCATTTGCCTAAATGGCTCCAGCAAGGTGTTCTAGAATGGAACAAAGGATCGATGGTTCTAGAAAACAATTCTAGAGTACTGGCTTCCGCTACGTCAGCATCAGCCATCCGTGGTTATTCTATTAACATGCTTATTATCGACGAAGCTGCGCATATTGATAATTGGGAAGAATTCTTCACATCTGTATTCCCTACCATTTCAGCTGGTAAAGAAACCAAGACTGTGTTGGTATCTACTCCTAACGGTCTAAATCACTTCTATGATATCTGGAATAACGCTCAGAAGAGAAAGAACCAATATAATCCTATCGAAGTGCCATGGCATCGTGTTCCAGGGCGTGATCAGAAGTGGTACAATGATACTCTTGCCGGTCTTAACTTTGATACCGAGAAGTTCGAACAGGAATACAACTGCTCATTCCAGGGTTCATCTGGTACACTTATTGCTGGTTGGAAGCTAAAAGAACTTATCAATGATATTAAAGTTCCTATTCGTAGGAATGATGGTTTAGTTCAATATATTCTTCCAAAAGAAGGAAACAAATACGCTATCGTAGTCGACGTAGCTAGAGGCAAAGGCCTAGATTACTCGGCGTTTTCAGTAGTAGACATCACAAAAATGCCATATGAACAAGTCTGTGTTTTCAAAAGTAATACAATGCTAGTTCCTGACTATGCAGCCGTTGTTCATCAGATAGCCAAACTATATAATGATTCGTATGTATTGGTAGAAATTAATGATATTGGTGAGCAGGTCGCGTATACTCTCCACGATATGTTCGAATATGAAAATATTTTGTACACCAGAATGGCTGGCCGAATTGGAAAGACATTGTCTTCCAGCTTCTCAGGAACTGGGGCTCAGGCTGATATGGGAGTCAGAACCACAAAGCCTGTCAGAAATTCCGGTTGTTCGATGTTGAAAATGTTAGTTGAACAAAACCAGCTTTTGATTTGGGATAATTTTACGGTTTCAGAGCTATCCACATTTTCCAAGAATGGTGATAAGTATGAAGCCGAAGAAGGTAAACATGATGATATTGTTCTTGGTTTAGTACTTTTCGGCTGGATGACCAACCAGCCTTACTTTAAGGAATTAACTGATATCAATACATTTGTGTCACTTAGAGATAAGTCAGAAGATGACATTATGAATGATATTATGCCGTTTGGATTTGTAGATAACGGCAGACCGGATGTGCTTACCAACGAAGAAAAGAGAGCTGGATGGGTTATAGTCGGAGACGATTCTTCAGACAACAGCTTTCTATAAATATTTGAGAATTTGTATGAAAAGATCTTTATGGTCCAAGGAGAATAATCAATGCCATTTCAGTTAAGCGCCGGTGTTAATATCACTGAAATCGATCTAACAACTATCGTTCCTGCAGTATCTACTGCGGTTGGAGCGATCGCTGGTATCTTCCGCTGGGGTCCTGTCGGGCAGAGATTGCTTGTCGACAGAGAAACGATCCTATCAGCAAGATTCGGTACCCCATCAAATCTAAACGCAGAAACATGGTTTACTGCTGCCAACTTCCTAGGTTATGCTAACCAGCTAATGGTGGTTCGTGCAGCTAATACGACCGGAGCTACTCCTTCAGCCGACTTTAATGCTCTGGGAGCCAACTCAACCGTTTCAAACAACATCTTCACAATCACATCTGGTTCAACTGCAGCGTTGGAAACCGGAATGTATGTTACTCAGTCAAGTAACTCAACAATCATCGGTTCAGGTAACAACCTGTCAGTGACTGTGATCAACTCAACAGCTATCTCTTTGAGTGGCAATACTAACTCAAACGGAACTGTTACGATGTATTTCGGTCGCCCAGCGACTGCTTACTCAGCTGTTGCGTTGGCAAATAACGGGTTTGTTGCTAACTTGGTTGGCCATATCGTAAGGACTGAAGACGAATATGCCACTAAGGACGGAACTTTTGATACGGACGTAATGTACGTAGCTAAGTTCCCAGGTAGTATGGGTAATTCTCTTCGTGTTGCAGTGTGTGATACTGCAAATGCATATCAGTCAAACGTAAATCTTTTAGCTAACGCAACGTGGACTGCATCACTATTTGCAATCAGTGTTGGTTCAAATACAGGAACAATCTCTGTTTCTAACGGAACAGCTACGAACACCAGCGGTAACACCTATGCTGCAGCTGTTGCAGCCAACTTGGTTGCCGGTGATCTAGTTTCAGTTGGTAACTCTCAGATTGGTACTCAGTATCTAAAGGTAACTTCTATCGGTGCTGCGGTATCTAACGCTACAGTGACGACTTTAACCTTGTCATTCGAAGATCCGTACCGTCTATCAACTGACTATACGTCTAACACTATCACAAGACATTGGGAATTCTTCAATGTTGTCGATAAAGCCCCAGGACAGTCAGAGTATGTTCAGGATTACGGCAACACAGCAGCTAGCGATGAACTTCACGTTGTTGTTGTTGATGAGAATGGCGATTTCACTAGCGCGCCAGGAACAATCCTAGAAGTATACACTGGTCTATCACGTGCTACTAACGCCAAAGGCCCTGATAATACAGATAACTACTATAAGAATGTATTAAACGATAAGTCTCAGTATATCTACTGGGTGAACGATCGTTCAAACGCAGCATCTGCAAATGCTCAGTTTGTTGCTTCTTCAACTAACTATGCGCCTCTATCGGTTAACTTCACATTAGGTGCTGATGGTGCATCAGAAGCAAATACGACTCTAGCAGTTATTGCTGCAGGATACGATAAGTTCATTAACTCAGAAGATGTTGATGTGTCAATCGTTATGCAGGGTAAGCCATTAGGTGGTACAACTAGTTCTGGCGGACAGACAGTAACAAATTATCTGCTTGGTAATTACATCATTGACAATATTGTAACACAGAGAAAAGATTGCGTTGCTGTTATTTCTCCTGAAAAGAGCACTGTTGTTAACAACGTTGGTAACGAAGCGCTAACTCTAGTTAACTGGAGAAATGTTCTTCATGATTCTTCATACGCTATCATGGATAGCGGCTACAAGTATCAGTATGACCGTTATAATGACATGTACCGTTGGATTCCTCTAAATGGTGATATTGCTGGTCTTTGCGCAAGAACTGATCAGACTAATGACGCATGGTGGTCACCAGCCGGATTTAATCGTGGACAGATCAAGAACTTGGTTCGTCTAGCGTTTAATCCTGGTAAAGCAGAACGCGATACACTTTACAAGAATGGTATCAACCCAGTAGTAACATTCCCAGGTCAGGGCACAGTTCTATACGGTGATAAGACGCTTCAGTCTAAGCCAAGCGCATTCGATCGTATCAACGTACGTCGTCTGTTCATCGTCCTAGAAAAGGCAATTGCTGTTTCTTCTAAGTTCCAGCTGTTCGAGTTCAACGATGAATTCACTCGTCGTCAGTTCGTTAATGTGGTAACCCCATATCTACGTGAAATTCAGGGCCGTCGTGGTATCACTGCATTCAAGGTAGTGTGTGACGATTCTAATAACACATCCCAAGTTATCGACTCAAATCAGTTCGTTGGTGACATTTATATCAAGCCAGCTCGCTCAATCAACTTCATTCAGTTGAACTTCATTGCGGTACCATCTGGTGTTCAGTTCTCTGAAGTTGTCGGAAACTTCTAAAATATTAAAAACAGCCCCTTTCAAAGGGGCTGTTTAAACTAACGATAAATAAGTAGAAATAGGAGTTAACTAAATGTTCAATATCGACGAATTTAAAGCACTAGGCTTAGTTTATGGTGGTGCACGACCAACATTATTCCAGGTTGTTGTGTCCCCTCCACCGGCTTTAAACCTAGATCTTATTTCAGTAAAAAAATTCGAGCTAACTGCTCGAGCTTCATCTGTTCCAGAACAGAACGTTGATCAGATCCAAATTCCTTATATGGGTCGTAAGATCAAGGTTGCTGGTGATCGTACGTATGCTGATTGGCGTGTAACAATTATGAACGATGAAGACTTCGGCGTTCGTTCTATGTTCGAAATGTGGTCTAATGCTCTTAATAGAGCTGTTTCGAACACACGTATGGCAATAGGTTCTGGTACAGAATCTTACAAGGCTGATATGACAGTCCTACAGTTTGCTAAGGACGGCGAACTTATCCGTGGTTATCAGTTAGTAGGTGCTTGGCCTCAGCTAGTTGAATCAATGGAACTAGATTGGGACTCAACTAATCAGATCCAGAATTTCAATGTAACTTTAGCTTACGATTACTGGATTCCAACTATTGAAAATTCAAGTAAGATCCTTGGTGGTCTTAACATGTACAAAGATGAGATCTAAGAAACGTATATAATACATTATTTAACGAGGGCATAAGCCCTCGTTTTGGGAGATAATATGAATTTTTTTGGTTACGAATTCCGTAAAATTGAAGATGAAGAGAAGAGAGAAGAACGCGCACCGTCGTTCGTAAAGCGT